CTAAACGAGTATTCCCTCTCTCTCTTGATTACTGGAAGCCTAAGAAAGGTATGCCTCATGGAGTTAGATTATATGATCTATGAGCTAGAAAACAGAAAGTATTATCATTACTATTAAATCTAGCTGTTAAGAAATCAGTAAGATCTTCGCTTGGTAACCATCTAGTGGTTGATGAGAAAGCTGTTAAGAATAAAGCACAATTAAGACAATTAACAGAGTTTCCTGAAATAATCCTAGTAGATACTGATTGAGGACAAAAGAATACAAGTAATGTTGTTACAGAACTACAGAGATCACAAGTTCCTGCAGATAACTATAATGTGCAAGAGATGATCAAATGATTATCTTATGAAGAAACAAGTATTGGACCTAACCAATTATGAGTATCTCCTCAATGAAACCAAACAGCTACAGAGATCAAAGATAACGCTACTAATAGTAACATAAGATTATCGCTCTCTAATAGAGTGTCTATGTGATTCTATAAAGACTTCCGAAGAAAATGGTTAATGATGTATCAGTTCCATTTCCCTAAGAACGGTAAGAAGACTGTGGCAATATCTAGAGAGTTCGGAGATAAATATCTTACATTTACAAATAAGTACCTAAACTTCTCTAATGATCCACATATTAAGACTGTCTCTAAGTTCGATCTTGAACAAAAGAACAAACAACAGTTCTCTAATCATGTAGTATTACATACATATATCCAACAGTTAGCAGCTCAGCCTGAAATACCTTTGGAAGTAAGATTGTCTATGCGTAAAGCTCTAAGACTTATGTGATACCCTGAAGACGAAATAATAGATTATGTTAAAGAATCAGTAGAAGAAATGGAGGCTAAAGATCAATTGAGACTACTTAATAACGATATTGAGCTTGAACCTCTTGATCCTAGCCAAATAGATGAAAAACACGAAGATTACTTACATGTATATAGACAAGCTAAAGCCAATAAAGCTACACAAGCTGCAGTATGAGATAGAATACGTATGCTTAAAGAAAGAAAGAAGAAAGAAAGAGAACAGTTATTGAAAGCTACTCAACAAGAGAACAACGCTAGCAATACTGTAAACTGACAAGCTAATTCAATGGGTAACCAAATGGCTGCTAACATGATCCAACAAGGAAACCAAACACAACCATCGTTATCAGATATCCAACTATAGTTTTTATCCTTATTAAACAAATATCATGAATTGAGAAACTATTGAATCAGTACAAGAAGATCTACTAGCTGCTGAATCAGGAAACGAACAATTTACTCCTGAACAGATCGAACAAGCTAAACAACGAGTAGAAAACCAAAGAGATGATGCAGTTCTATGAGTTCCTGTATGACAAATGAGTTCATACATTAACACAGATATTGTATCTAGAGAAGAAATTAACGAGTATGCTAAATCACGAGTAGCTAAATACTTGGAATCAATTACTAAGATTTGTGTAACTTTACCTAAACTTATAGAAAGAAACCAAGAAGTGTTAAGTGATCTTGAAGCAGATCTATTGAATATGAACGAAGATGACGCTTCTTATGGCGCTCTAAGAGCAAATAGGATGGCTACAATCAATCAGATAGTACAAACTAAGGCTGAGATCCAAAACAGACAGGATTTGATCGAAGAATATGAAATTATTCTAAAACAATTAAAAAACATTTAATTCTTATTAAAAAAACAACATGGGAGAAATAGAACAAACTATCAACGGGGTATGAAAATTATGATATGATATGGAATGTGATTGAATGGTTGATTTTGTAAATAGAACTATGAGAAAGTCTAAGATAGATCAAGTCTTAGACTTCTACTGAATACCTTATATCTATAAAAACGATTATAAGAAGTATTTGAAGTATAGAATACAAGAAAAACATCGACCAGTGGTTCAATCACATTTTCTTATTGTCTTAAGACAAGACTGATACGAGACTGATGATTTTGATTACTGAGTTCTTCAAAAGGACTATTGTATTAGAGTACCTGAAGCTGAAGCAACAGGACTTAACCTACATATAAACTATGATACGTTCTTAAAGAAAGATCAAGAACATAGAGCTGCTCTAGAAAAAGAGGCAGTAGCTGCAAATAATGAGCAAATCAAACAAATGCAGGACTTTATGTCATCTATGATGCAAGAGATGAAAGAACTTAAGAGTCAGCTTGGTACAGTACAAGATAATAAAGTTTTAAATTCTAATAATATTACAAATGAGTGAACAAAAGAAACTTCATCGAACAAAGATGAAAAAGATTGATGAGTTGCAAGCGTTGACTGAAATAACAGCAACACAACAACTTGAATTGGACAACCTACTAAAGGAACTGAGTCTATTGAACTCAATGATTGAGGAAGATGAGAGAATGGATGAAATGAATATGAATGAATGATCATCTCCTGAAATGAATCAATCTGATGAAATTGATATGACGTCAAAGAAAGATGAAAAAAAGACTGGAGAAATTGATAAGATAAACGCTATCTATAAGATGTTGCCTATTATCAGTGAATGTCATAAGATCTGTATGTTTATGTTAGAAAACAGAGGATTCAATAAAGCATATCAAGGATACATAGAGAGAGAAAGCGAAGTACGTAAAGTAGCTGAGATCTATTCTATCTTCGATTACTATGGAATACCTAGAGGATCAGAAAACAAAGTAGATATCCTTTACTCTTATGTATATCATAAGGAAGAGCATATAGATACTATTTGTGGATTCCTAGCAGTTAATTGATTAGATTATGATAGAGATTCATTTATTTATCAACCAAAAAAACATGAAAAAGAAGAGTCGAGAGAGTATAAACCTCAACAAAACCCTCAATTCTCAACATACAGACCTTAAGGTCCTATTAGAATCTGATTGATGGAAGCTTCTGACTAGAGAGTTACATAGTATCGCAGGTAACCTGAAAGACAAACTATGGACTCCTAGAACAGATCAGACGCTTAAATATAACTTTGATCATCTTCTAAAAGAATCATTATCTACAATATATATCTTAATGAACCTACCTGAGATTATGATGTCAGATCTTGCAGCTATCCTTTCTTCACAAACAGAACAGGAGAAACCTATGATGCAAAGATTAGAAGAACATGATAAGAAAATGGCTAACGATCTTAAGAAATATATTAAAGAGTAACTACCTATATGGTAGTTATAAGGATAGTTGGTTTTTAGCTTTTACTGATCCCCTCAGTATTGCCATGATGTTTTCCAGCTATCCTTATAACTATTATGCAGGATGTCTAGTATTAAACAGCTTGCATTTTAAATAGTTTTTATTATATTACCAATAACAGATCATGACAGATCAAGACTTGCTATCATCAGGCGTAAATGATGAAATGCTACTCACAGGCGTAAATGGAGAAGACGATCAAGATCAAGACGATAGTCAAGATCAAGATCAACCTGCTGGATGAGAAGAATGAAATGACCAGCAAAAAGTTGACTGGAAACAGAAATTTCATGCTACTGTAACTTCACAGAAACGTGAGATACAACAACTTAGAAACGAGTTGAACCAAATCCAAAAAGCTAAGACTAATGATCTTAACGATGAAGACTTGGCTAAACTTAGAGAGAAGTATGATGAAGAAGATCTATGAGTTATTAAGAAGTTAATCCAAAAGGAAGCTAACGATCTTATTGAACATAAATCTACTACAGACTTAGCTCAAAGGGAACTTAATATCTTTATTAAAAACAATCCTGAAGTATCTGAACCTGAACTTAGACATATGAGATCCTTACAAAAGGAATACTGATACAGTCTAAACAAAGCGTATAGAATAGTTACAGGTAATGTTGCTAAGAGTGATATTAGATCTCCTAACACATCTATATGATGATCATTTAATTGAGATGGATCTAGTGTCTCTAAATCAGACAATAAATCTAAATCAGAGACTGATAAAGCATATGATGACATGCAAAAATTCTACGGAGCATAAAATAAACATTGTGGTAATTGATGGGGATCTTTATTCTTTTACCAACATTTCAAATGATGGATTTATCAACACTGAAAGCCTCATCTGCTACAGCAGGAAACGCTTTCTTAAACAAAGTAGTTAGTACAATACTTAAGAACTTCGAACCAAACTTAGTGTTTGATCAATTCGGAGAAGCTCCTATCTCAGAAGTTGGAGCTGACAATGTAGTTTGGGCTAAATTCCCAGCTTTGTCTTTCACACCTGCACAATCAGAATTGATTGATGGAGTTACACCTAATGATGTAGGGTTTACAGCTGAAACTATCTCTGTTGCTGCTAAGCAATATGGATTGTATGTTATCCTTACTGATAAAGTAACTAAGAAATCATTATTTAATCTATCTATGGTAGTATCTGAAATACTTGGAGACAACATGGCTAGAATCATAGATAATGTAATCCAAAACGAAGTTATTGATAACGCTACTAATAGAGTATACGCTGCAACAACTGCTGGAGGAACAAGAGCTGCTAATAGAGCTGCTATTGGATCAACTTCACAAATGTTCACATACGATATTGCATGTATGCACACTAAATTAGCTGCTGGAAACGCACCTAAATTTGCTGCTAATGCTTATGTAGGTGTTGCTCATCCTTTCGTTGCTCACTTCATTAAAACTGAGTCTGGAGCAGGAGGTTGGTTAGCTATCAAACAATATACAACTGCTGGACAAGAAGATGTATATAGAGGAGAAATTGGTATGATCCATGGAGTTAGAATGATTGAATCATCTAACGTTAAATCTTACGCTTCATCTGTTACTGTATATCCTACAGTATTCTTAGGAAAAAGAGCGTATGGAACATCTGAATTACAAGGATTGGAAACAATCATCAAAGGATTTGGAAGTGCTGGAACAGCTGACCCATTGAATCAAAGAATGACTATCGGAGTTAAGAAATCTTTCGCACCTAAGATCCTTAATCAAGCTTCAATAGTAGTATTTGAATCTGCTGGAGTAGTTATATAATACCCTAAGGGGAGGGTTTAATTACCCTCCCCTTTTCTCTTTTATTACATAATCTTATAAAATATGGAAAATACTATGCCTCAAACATCTAGAGCTACAAGATCATTGAATCTTAAAGCTTCTTTCTGTGATGAACAATTCCAAGACTATGCTGTTGCTTTTGCTGCTGCAGGTAATGCGTTACCAGTAGAAACTGATGCTGCAACTAATGTAGTTCAAACACTTAAAACAACTTTATATGCTACAAATATTGGTACACAAACATTGTTAGCTCCTAAAGTAGTATCTACAGGTTTATCTCTTGCTGGAGATCAAACTAATGGAGATGGATTTGAACTTACATTACAAAATCCTGGTAATACTGATGCTAAGTTCTTGTTTACTGTTGGTTCTGAACCAGTAGGATTCTTCTTAGAAGCTAAAATGACTGTTGCTGATGTATCATGAGCTATTGAATTGTTAGCTGGTTTCAGAAAGAATGGAGCAGTTACACCTGCTAGAGCTACTTATTCTGATTATGCTTTCATCGGATTGACTGGAGCTGATATTAAAATCGCTACTGATCTTGATGATGCTGGAGAAGTTTTGACTGATACTACAGAAAATCTTGCTGATACTGGAGAAATAACTGTTAGAATAGAAGTACAAACAGACGGTAAAGTAACTTACCTTTTGGCTAACTCTACTACTGATACGTTGAATGCTCCTACAGTATTCAAAGACTTTCAATTCAATACTGGAGACGTTATAGTTCCTGCTATTAGAATGTTAAATGGTTCAGATCTTGCTGATGCAGTAGTTCTTAACTCACTTAAATGTGGTTATCTTTGATAGTTTAAATATGGGTCGCTTAGCGGTGTAAATACTAAGGGAGGTTAGATCTCCCTTAGTAGTCCTAAACTTTTATAATCTAACTATATTAGTATGGAATTACGATTAAAAATTGAAAATAATCCTATGTATTTGGTGTCAAATTTATGAAATATTTATAGTTATTATTCTAATAAAATATTAAAAAAAAGCTGATGATTTATTTGGAAATATGATTAAATAATCATTTTTATTATTGAATCTACAATTATTAAAATAATTATTTAGTTTGGTTACAAAATTCTTCCATGACAACAGTTATTATACCAAGCATAATATCATCTGCCTTTACTAAAGCTCGTGTATCCACAGAGAACGTAAACGCTGCATCGCAAATCCAATATACTGATGATGTATATCAGGAACTTATTGATATTAAAAAAGATATTAACGAAGACTGGATAAGAGATACTAAGTTTCAGGATCTTACTCCATATAAAAACGAGTTTACGCTAGATGCTTCAGTAGAGAAAATAAAGATGCTTGCTATCAAGTATTCTGTTCCTACATATAACGCTTGGACCGTATGAAATGTATACGCAGTATGAGATAGGGTAACAAACTCATGAAAAGCTTATATATGTAATACAGCAAATACTGCATGAGCTACATTTGCATGAGATGTCGCTAAATGGACACAACTTAGAGAATGATATGTTCCTGCTATGCCTAGAACTGTAGACTTCGATAATCCTGAAGACTTTAATAATCAATGAAATAGCAGTCCGTCTTATTTCTTTTTTAACAATAAGGTGCGTATATATCCACGAGCTAAGGAAAGTGTGGTTGAATGAATTAAATTCGATTTTATACCTAGTCAAGATACATTAAC